TTCCTTCTGATTTGTATCGACACGCTTGGCAGTCATCCTTGTGTACTCCCTTGTAAAGCTCATGTAAAAACTTCATGTAATCCTCAGCGTTTTTATATCTGCTAAACCAATTATTGGCGCTCTTACCTCGATACATACATAACCTCCATGTTCTATGTGGAACATTACTGCATTCTTTTACGTCTTTCCTCTTCCCACTTCTGGTTTGCTTCCCAAGTCGGATGACCTGGACCATAATCCGGTACAGTGCATTTAGGCTCGTTTCTAATATGACCCGCTACTACCCTACTACCAATTGGAGATATCGTCGCTACGTTTGATTTTGGTGGCAAATTTTGGATTATTTCGTCTTCCCAACGACTGCCATTTAAATAACTGCTTGGCAACGGAATAAATTCTTTGCTTTTATCTTTCCATTCTCCGCTAATGCGTGCGTTCAAGTTTTCTTCGATTGCTTTGTACTGAGTATCTAATCCTTTCCTGAGCCAAATCTTTAGAGCTTCCGCTTTCTTTTGCTTGCGTGGGTACAATAACCAGAAGGCCGTGAAAAGAACTAAGGACTCAGAATCAACCTCTACCTTACCAGGCCGCTTTTTGCTTTTAAATTTTGGAGTTTCAATTTGTAGTTCATCGCCAGATGAACAAGAGATATTTATTGGTTCATTATTTCTTTGGTTATATCTTTCTTTAGTAGGGGTGCGTTCTCCACACGTGCCGGTTTCCACACGTGCGGTTTCTGCACCTGTGGACATTTGAACCGGTTCATTGATTAAAAACTCTACATTCTTATCGAACTTTGTACCATTTAATACCATAATATCTGCCCTGATGACCCTACCTAGGTGGTCTTTGAACCATACATATTCTATCAATTTGCACCGGTTCAAATATGCAAAACACTGCTTGGCTTTTCGTTCACTGACTCCACAAATTCGAGCTGCGTAACTCTTGATGACGCGCCAGTCACGAGATTTTGATATAAGGAAGCAGTAAAGGCGGAAGGCATCGTTATCTTTAATGTTCTCAATAACGTTATTTATTATTTGAGCATAGGGGTTCTGTTCAATGATTGAACGAGATGAATCAGACAATTTTTCTACTGACATAAAAAGTCCTTATTAGTTGTTGACGTTATCCTTGTCCACGCTATAATTGAATAAAGCTTATGGAATAGGCTTAACGTACGTTGATGTTGACCCTGACTTGCTTGTAACAAGTCAGGGGGTTGTTAAAATCCATTTTCTCCCAGTCTCTATCTTTACTCAATAATTAAATTAAGCTCCATCGTCTAATTTAATTTATCCACAGGCACATTAAGTTCAGATTTGTAGAACAAACAATGCTTAATAACGTTTGCTAAGCAATCGTCTAACAAATCACTGTAAGTATTTTCTTCTGACTTGAACCTTAGAAAGACATTAATTAAGAAAACAATAGAAACATTCTGAACAAAACTAATTTTATCTTTATCAGAATCTAATTTTTCTGCGTTGGTAAAAATGACATCCATACAATCTGCGATGGTGGAAACCATTAATTTATCTTTTTCATCCATTTCATATAATCCTTATTGCAATTGATATATTATATGGTACTATAACATTAATTATCAATATGTAAAATAAAAAAGGAAAATAAATGAACATGAAAGAAGATGTTAAAACTTTGAATGTTAGAATACCCAAGCATATATGGGCTTTTGCCAAGAAAGCAGCTTTTGAGCAAAATAGAAGTTTAAACAGCTTAATAGTTGGTTGCGTAGAATCTTATAAAAATAAATGTGAAAATGTGTTGACATTGAAAGATGATGTGGTACTATAGCTCTGTATTATATGAAATCATAAAAAATCATATAATATTATAAATTATATAAATTCATATGAAACTATAAGGAGTTAGGATGAAAGTAGATGATAGTAAAAACATTAGTAATATAAAAGTTAGTAAGAACTGCTATAAGCAAATAAAGTTGTTAAGTATTCAGCGTGAAGTAAGTATGCAAGATGTTGTTAATGATATTTTAGAAAAAGTAACTAGTAAGAAAAATATTAACGTGAGTATTGAAGAGTAACCTAAATGCGTGGCTGCTAGTCCTGGCAGACGAACAGCCACTAGATTAATTACCAGGGAGTAAATAACCATGAGAAATAGTATAGCTGTTAATGATTCAAAAATACAAGTACAGGAAGTACGACCAGTGACAGGAAAGTCATTTCACGCCCTTCTACATGATATAGCAATGGAATATGGAACACATCAACGTGATGAATGGGTGGTACATGTTAATTCTATAGATAGCTCAGATAAAAAATTAATCTTATCTCATATTTTGGACTCAGAAGATTACGAATGGTGCTGCCACTCAGCTATCAGGCTTGAGGCTATGTTTAAAGAACATAAAGAATATATAGAGAAAGAATTATTAGACGTTTGTGACCAAGTCTATTTCGATTACCAGGAGGAAATGGGAATGGTTTGGGGCAGACATAGAGACAATGGTGAATATTATTTCTATAGACCTTAATTACAGGGAGTAATGATATGGAAATTAAACCAGATAAAACTAACTTACAGATTGCAACGGATATAGTTATCAACATATTGGGAATGATAATGATTGTTTACGCAACTTCTTATTTCTTTATAGCATTAACTGATTGAGGGTCAAATTATGTCAAGATTAAAAGCAAAACAACCAGAAGCAATTGAAAAAAGATTAAAGGCACTATTCTATGGTAACGCTGGCGTGGGTAAAACCACGGCAGCAATTAGCTTCCCAAAGCCATATCTTATAGACACAGAAAAGGGAGCCGTAAACACTCAGTACGTAAAGATATTAAAAGATAAAGGCGGTGTTGTGTTCCAGACCACTGACTTTGATGAACTATTAGACGAAGTGACTGCCCTACTGACAGAAACCCATGACTACAAGACCCTAGTTATTGACCCTTTAACCACCGTCTATAACGACTTAATAGAAAAGTCAGCTCTAAAGGTGGGTACTGAGTTTGGTCGCCATTATGGTGAAGCAAATAAAAAGATGAAAAGGCTATGTAATTTATTGCTTAGGTTGGATATGAACGTTATCATCACCTCGCATTCCAAAAATGAATATGGAAATAATCTTACTGTGCTAGGGACTACGTTTGATTGTTACAAGAAGCTAGACTATTTATTTGACCTTGTGTTTGAAATACAGAAACGAGGCAAGGAAAGAGTCGGTATCGTTAAAAAGTCTCGCATAGAAACCCTACTCGATGGTGAAACATTCCCCTTCTCATATGATGAAATAGCAAGTCGCTATGGTCGTGAAGTCCTAGAGCGTAATGCTAAGTCTGAGACCCTGGCTACTAAAGAACAGGTAGATCATTTAACATATCTAATTGACCTATACAAAGAACCAAAAGAAATAGTTCAAAAGTGGTTAGATAAAGCTAACGCTGAAAACCTTAGTGAGCTTAATGAATCAATAATATTAAAACTCATTGAGCACATGGAAAATAAGTCTAAAAGTGCACTCATTCAACTAAAAGGAGCTAAATAATGAGGTTTAATCCAAAGTCAGAGAACGAACTCAACTCTTTTGGATTGCTCGAAGACGGCGAATATGATTTCGCCGTTAACGCAGCAGAGGATAAATTATCTAAAGCCGGTAAGGAGATGATAGAGCTTAAATTAATTGTTTGGGACAAGAACGGTAAGGATAGATTTATATTCGATTACCTACTAGAAGCAATGGCTTTTAAGTTAAGACATTTTTGCGAAGCGATGGGATTAGAAAAAGAATATGATGCGGGAGAGATAAAGGCAGAACATTGTGTAGGTAAAAGCGGTAAAGTTTTAATTGGAGTTCAAAAAGGAAATGCTAAACCAGAAGGAGGCACCTACCCAGATAAAAACCAAGTTAAAGACTACATTAAATCAGAAATTAAACCGGTAGAAAAAAAAGATGACTTTATAAGTGATGACGTCCCATTTTGAAGGATGAATAAAATGAAAAAAATATTATTAATAGCAATTATTGTTTTAAGTGTTTCAGGATGTAAGGAAACAGCAAAAGGAGAAAAGATAGGAAATATAGTTAAATGTGCATATGAGGGATTTTTTATTAAAACATATGAATGTGAATTAATTAGGGGGAATTTAACTAATGGTTCAGGTTCATTCGGTAAATCTTTTCATTTCACAGTAGAAGATAAAGATATGATAAAAAAAGTAGATTCATATTTTGATAGTCAAAAAGAAGTTGTTATTGAATATCACAAAGAATGGATTACTTTATGGAGAACTGAAAACGATAATTATTTCTTAGATGATATTAAACAATTCAAATAGAATTAAATGCGGTGTTAATGGCACCGCTTAATTTAAGGATGAATGATAAGGATTATTAAAATGAAGTTAGATGAAAAAATATTAAATTCAGTAACAGAAGATGCAATAAACATGTTAGTTAACACTGCTAAAGTAATATCAAATGACGATAAAGACAGAGCAATAATTTTAATAAAATTAGTAATGGCAATAGTAACAACCTTAATAACAGTTAGAGGTAAAGCTTCTACTAAACACGCAAAACAAAACTTTGATGGATTCATAAAAGAC